CTTGTGCCAGTAGGCTTGTGCAAGCTGGCATCCCGATCACGGCTGTTAAGGAGTATCTGGGACACAAAAGCATCCAAGTGACGCTTCGGTATGCCCACCTTTCTCCCGCCCAGCTTCAAGAAGCAACAAACGCTTTGGAGGTAGCCTAGTGAATTATGAAAAAACACACGTTGATTTGTTCAGCGGAATCGGGGGCTTTTCAGTTGCCTCTCATTGGAATGGATACAGAACCACAGCATTCTGCGAAGCAGATGCGTTCTGCCAAGCAGTCCTTAAAAAATACTGGCCATCCGTCCCAATCGTCAGCGACATCCGAGCCTTCAAAGGAAAGGACTTCCCAAGACCAACCCTGCTTACAGGGGGATTTCCTTGCCAACCATTTTCCGTGGCTGGAAAGAAACTTGGACAGGAAGATAACCGCTATCTCTGGCCAGAAATGTTTAGAGTCATACAAGAGACACAGCCCACTTGGGTCGTTGGTGAGAATGTTGTTGGAATCATCAACTTGGCACTCGACCAAGTGTGTGCTGACTTGGAAAGTGAAGGTTTCGAGGTCGAAACGCTTATTATTCCAGCTTGCGGTGTCGAAGCCCCGCACCGAAGAGATCGAGTCTGGGTTTTGGCTTACTCCAAACACAATGGACAGCTTGCCCCCTCGCAAGGAAGAGGCTTTGCAAAAGCAATATCAATCCAACCGCAAGAACAGGGCAACTCATTCAACACTTCGGGAGCAAGTTGCATACCCTCCCCCCAAAATGATGTGGCCTACACCATCGGCTTGTCCGAGGGGAGCGCACACAGGGGAGAGGAGTGGGCAAGTGGCATCGGATGGGAAAACAAGAGTGTCAGCGAAGGGGGTGAAGTGGGGTGCTACTCTGCAAACAGCGGCAAGAATGTGGCCAACACCAACCCAGAGGGATGGGAAGGGTGGCTACAAGGGGGGACGGATAAGGAACGGCAAAATCTCGATGGACACCTTGGATGTTGCCGTCCAGCATACGGACAACAAGGAGAGGCGGTCTGGCTCCTTGAACCCAACGTGGGTCGCTTGGCTGATGGGGTATCCGCTAGGGTGGCTAAACTTAAAGCCCTCGGAAATGCCATCGTCCCGCAAGTCGCTCACGAAATCATAAAACATATCAACAAAGTGGAGGAGATGAACAAATGAACAAAATGGAAACCATTCTAACCAGCGTTGTGTGCCGATTGAGTGCCACGATTAGGGAGTTGAAAAAGGAAAACCAAGCCTTGAAGAACAAATTGGATGAAACCCAGTCGGCTTTGATTGCCGCAGAGATTCGGGAAAACGATTTGTGTAAAGGGTAGGCTTGTGAAGCAAGGGGAGCTTAACAAAAATATGGTGATGGAGGGGGTATTGAAATACCGCTCCAAGACCAACAACGCCAAGGCCAAGCAGAGGGAAACCGCAAGCAACGCTGGGGCTACCTTGTTAAAGGGAGCGGTTGCCGATGTGTCCGGGGCGTTGAGCAAATGGATTGTTGAGGCATCCTCCAGGCCAGGGGTAAATCACTCCAGCGTTAAGTTGCTATCTCTGTTCGATCCAGATTTGGCTTCTTTCATTGTCTGCCGAGTCATCCTTGATTCCATCAGTTCCAGAAAACCTTTGACCAGCACAGCCATCGCCATTGGAACGGCCTTGGAAGACGAAGCTCGATTTGCCAAGATGAGCAAGCAAGATGCTCGGACTTGGAAACGTATTCGTCTTGAATGTGACAAAAAGATTGGGTTCACCTTGAAGCGGATTGTGGCCAACCACAGGCTTCGACAAGCAAACTTTGAGTGGAAATGGTGGACACCAACGGAGAAGCTTCATCTTGGGATGGCTTGCATTGAGAATTTTAGAATGGCAACAGGGTTGATTGAGATAGAGAAGCAGTTTGAAAAGCGAAGCAAGAACACGAATTACATTGTTGCTTCTTCCGACACAAAGGAATGGATGGAGAAGTATGACAAGTTCAATGAATTGCTTTGCCCAACCCTTATGCCGATGGTTGAAAAGCCAGTTGATTGGAAAGATGCCGTTCCTTATGGGGGAGGGTATGGGGATGGGGTGTTTTCGGTAAGGCCAAGTTTGGTTAAAACAGCAAGTCGTTTGCAGATCAAAAGCTTGGAAGGCTACTCGATGCCTGTTGTTTACGAGGCAGTCAACAAGCTACAGAACACCAAATGGCGGGTTAACCAAAAGGTTTTGGAGGTGGTTGAGCAGTATTGGAATACAGGATCAACAGCCAATGGGGTGCTACCCAGTTCTGATTTGCTCCCTATCCCGGCAAAGCCAGCCGACATTGGAACCAATCAAGAGGCCAGAAAGAATTGGAAGCGGGAGGCGGCAAAGGTTTACGAAGCAAATGCAAAGAGCAAGTCAAAGAGGTTGCAGACTTCACGAACGCTTGCGGTTGCCCGGAAGCTGGCTGGTTGCCCAGAGATTTATTTTCCTTACCAGATAGATTTTAGGGGCAGGGTTTACGCTTTGCCTTATTTCCTTACCCCTCAAGGGACAGATTTGGCCAGAGGGTTGCTTACGTTTAAGGATGGAAAAGCGTTGGGTAAATCGGGTTTGGTTTATCTTAAACTACACGGAGCCAACTGCTTCGGTTTGGATAAGGCATCTCTTGAGGATCGCATCGCTTGGGTGGATGCCCACCAGGAGCAAATCAAAAGTGTGGGGCAGGACCCATTTTCTGCGGCTCAGTTCTGGACCCAAGCAGATGAGCCGTGGCAGTTCCTTGCTTGGTGTTTTGAGTATTCAACTGCTTTACGTGTTGGTGTTTCGTTTGTGTCCAGCCTTCCTATAAGCCTTGATGCTTCTAACAATGGGCTTCAAATCCTGTCTCTTTTGATGCGAGACCCAGAGGGGGCAGAGGCAACTAACTGCATACCCACCCCGCATCCAAGGGACATTTACGCCGATGTAGCTACAAAGGTGCTTCGTAAGTTGGAGCAAAGGGATGATAGTGTGGCAAAGGCTTGGCTTAAGTTTGGGGTTACTCGCAAGACAACCAAGCGTCCTGTTATGATTCTTCCATACGGAGGAACATACCAAGCCTGTAGGATTTACATTGAAGAGTGGCTTATGGACGAGGTGTTCAAAAGGCCGTTCCCCTCGGATATAGGTATTTTTAAAGCCTCATTGTATCTGACCCCGATTGTTTGGGAAAGCATTAAGGAAACTGTAGGGAAAGCCCAAGAGTGTATGGGCTGGCTACAGCAAATGGCTAGGGTTTGCTACAAAAGCAAGACAACCCTTAAATGGGTTACTCCGTCTGGGTTCCCTGTTGTCCAAGAATACCCAAAGACATTCACAAAATTGGTAAAATCCAGTTTGGCTGGACAAGTAAGGTATCACAGGCTCGCCGTGGACAAGATTACCTTGAGCCTACGCCGACAGGTCAATGGGGTAAGCCCCAATTTTGTTCATTCCTTGGATTCGGCTTGCCTTCACCAAACAGTTGTTGATCTGAAGGATGTGGAAAATTTTGCTATGATTCACGACTCTTTTGGGGTAGTGGCCGCCGATGCCGAAAATATGGCCATTACCCTGCGAAGGGTATATGCAAAAATATTTCAAAAAAATGTCTTGAAAGAGTTTCGGGAGAAGATAAATAATAACATAGAGGGAGCTAAACAGAAACGAAGTAGTTGTGTATTACCTCCTCTCCCGAACTTGGGAACACTCGATGTTGCCAAGCTGGAGTTAAGCAACTACTTCTTTTCATAACAGAGGAGAAAAAATGAATACGACAGAAAGAGCCAAGTTGGTTCGTGCCGTCAGTCCGAAGGGTGTTGCCAAATACCCCAAGCTGAATGAGCCAGACAAGAAATTCAAAGCCGATGGGGAATACTCCGTCCGCTTGGTGTGCAAACGTGAGGACGCAGAGCCTTTTATCAAAGCTGTTAAGGATGTGTTCGTTGAACATTACAAAGCTACTTGCGTTAAGGAAAAGAAGAAGGAACTCAAATCCGCAGAGATGCCTTGGAAAAAGGTGACAAACGACTCTGGGGTTGAAACTGGCGAGGTTGAGATCAAGTTTGGACTTGCCGCCAAAATCGTTTCCAAGAAAACAGGGCAATCTTGGGAGCAACGCCCAGCCTTGTTTGACAGCAAGGGTCACGCCATTACTGACAGAATCGGTGGAGGCTCCGTGATTAAAGTGGCTACCGAAGTTTATCCTTGGTACACTCCTTTGCTTGGGTGCGGTGTGAGTCTGCGGTGCAAGGCTGTTCAAGTGATTGAACTGCATCAGTACAGCGGTGGAAACGCCTCTAACTTTGGGTTTACAGCCGAGGAAGAGGGCTTTGTTTCTGGGGGAGAATCTTTCCCCGACTCGGCATTCACCCCAAAGACGGAGAACACAGATGAAGTGGCTGAACCGAAAGTTCCGGGGGACTTCTAATTATCGGTCACAATTTGAGGCCCAGCTTGCACTCCAGCTTGAAAAAGCTGGGGTCAAGTTTGGGTACGAATCTGTCAAAATAAAATACGTAAAACAATGCACCTACAAGCCAGACTTTGTTGTTCCGAGAAGAAGACCTTTGATATTGGAGGCAAAGGGCTATTTCACTTCTGCGGACAGGAGTAAGCTTATGGCCATACTGAAGCAAAACCCTTGGATTGATTTGAGGATTGTGTTTCAGAGAGCCAAGCAACGCCTGTCCAAGAAAAGCTCAACCACCTATGGGGAATGGGCAACGGCACAAAAGATAGAGTGGGCTGAAGGTAAAATTCCAGAGGAGTGGTTAAAAAATGAACAACATACAGGAAGTACTTGAACACCCGATACTGCAAACCAAAGATTGTTTAGTCCCACCTCTTCCAGAGGGATACATCTCATCGAAGAAGTGGCCAGAGTTGCTTAAAAAGTATAAAGATGACGAGTCGGTAACGTCCATCTTGCACACTTTGAAATGGTATTATGATGTGCTTTGCATTGTGGTTAAGTATTACGAGAAAACTGGCCCATTGATGCACGAATACAGGACGCTTTTACACGACCTGTTGAACACAAATACCCAGCTTGTTCAGAAGCTAAACGCCTATGAGGAGGCACGTTCTCAATGAGCGGTGAGTTAGAGAAAAGCAAATTTGTTGGCCACACACCTTGCGAAAAGTGTGGGTCATCGGACGCAAAAGCTATGTATGAGGACGGACACGGCTTTTGCTTTAAATGCCAAACCTATTTCCATTCTGGAAAAGAAAGGATTGATATGCCAGAGGTAGCCCAAGGAGCGGAGTTTATCACAGGAGAGGTTGCCCCTCTTACCAAGCGGGGGATAGGCCAAGAGACCTGTGCAAAATGGGATTACAGGATTGGGGCTTTTGGTGGTTTCCCAGTCCAGATTGCCAATTACAGGGGTGACGATAATAGGATTGTTGCCCAAAAGCTTCGGTTTCCAAACAAGGATTTTAGAATCATTGGGAACTCAAAGCAGATGGGTTTGTATGGCCAGCATTTGTGGAGGGAGGGCGGGAAGATGGTTGTTGTTACCGAGGGCGAGATTGATGCCCTTTCTTTGAGCCATATCCAAGGGAACAAATGGCCAGTAGTTTCAGTTCCCAACGGAGCGGCGGCGGCTCCCACGGCAATTCAGAAAGCCGTGGATTGGTTGGAGAAGTTTGAGATTGTTGTTTTTATGTTCGACAATGATGATGCTGGACGCAAGGCATCTTCAATATGTGCTGGGTTGCTGTCTCCAGGGAAAGCGAAGGTTGCTTCACTTCCTCTTAAAGACATCAACGAAATGCTGGTGGCCGAAAGAAGTGACGAGGTAATTAACGCCATTTGGAGTGCAAAGACATTTAGACCAGATGGGATTGTGGCTGGCATTGATTTATGGGAAACCATCACAAAGGTTGACCAAGTTTCGGCCATTCAATATCCCTACTCTGGGCTGACCAAGTTTACCCACGGACTGCGGAAGGGTGAGTTAGTCACAATCACGGCTGGGTCTGGGGTAGGTAAAAGTCAGTTTTGCAAGGAGCTTGCTCATTGGCTTTTGATGCACAACCAGAAGGTTGGGTACATAGCCCTAGAGGAAAGTGTGAGGCGTACGGCTTTGGGCATTATGGGTATTGGGATGAACTTACCTCTTCATCTTGGGACAACTGGAATGGATGAGGCAAGTTTGCGTCAAACCTTTGAGCATACAATAGGTAGCGGTAAGTTTTTTACTTACGACCATTTTGGATCAACTGATTCAGAGAACTTGCTAAACAGGATTAGGTATATGGTTCGGGCTTGCGGTTGCGATTTCATTGTTCTGGATCACTTATCCATTGTTGTTTCTGGAATGGAGGGAGGTGACGAAAGGCGTTTGCTAGACAACACAATGACAAGGCTTCGGTGCTTGGTAGAAGAGCTTAAGATGGGGTTGATTTTGGTAAGTCATTTGAAACGCCCAGAAGGGAGAGGTCACGAGGAGGGTGCCGCTACCAGCCTTTCCCAGTTGCGGGGTTCCGCTGGCATAGCCCAGCTTTCCGATATGGTGATTGGCCTGGAACGAAACCAGCAAGGGGATAACTCTGAGAGGCTTACAACCCACGTTAGGGTTCTTAAGAATAGGTGGAGCGGGGAAACAGGGCTTTGTTCAAGACTTGAGTATAACCCCAATTCTGGACGGCTGGTTGAGACCAACCATACCGATATTGTAATACCAAGGGAGATAGAAGAATTATGATTGACGTTTTAACCAAAATTCAATAAACATATACAAAGGAGCCAAAATGAACCATAAAGTATGTGACGCAGTTACGTACGTAAGCCTCTTTACCAAAGAGGAGTGCCAGCAAATTATTGCAATCGGGAACGACCTTCTTAAAGAAGAAGGAAAGTTACAGCACAAGGATGGACGCTGGGCAAAGGGGACAGGTAGGAATTGCAGGATTTCTTGGTTACACAACACTACGCCTGTTGATTGGGTTTTTAAGAAACTACGAACTACCTGTAATTTTGTTAACGATCAGTTTTACGGCTTTAATTTAATTATGCCGTCTTCTGCTCAGTTTACAGAATACCGGGCATTCCAGAAATATGACTGGCATTTTGACAATGGAGCCGTAAATGATGTTCGTTTGCTTGCCTGTGTTGTTAATCTTCAAAACGCAATCATTGGGGGAGGAACCGAGATTAGGGCTAATGGGTGGATGAATGGGGAAGAGGCTAACAAGGTAGGAGCTACCACGTTTTTCCCTTGTTACTTGCTTCATCGAGCCAAAAAGGTGTGGCTAGGGACACGTTATAGTCTGGTGTTTTGGGCTAACGGAAAGGGGAAACAATGAACGATTCAGTTCTTATATTTGATGTGGAGTCAGATGGGTTGATCCCCCAGATGACAACAATTCATTGTTTGTGTGTTAAAGACACAATGCAGGGAATCACGTATCGCTTTTCTTCTCAACAGGGCAACGTCAAGCAGGGTGTTGATATGCTTGCCGAAGCAAGTGTGATAGTTGGGCATAACATCATTGATTTTGACATACCAGCTATTAAGAAGTTATACCCAAATTTTCAGCCGTCTGGTTGTGTATATGATACCATTGTCTGCTCTAGGTTGATTTGGACAGACCTTAAAGAAAAGGATTTTGCTAGGGTTGTCACCGATCCCTCCTTCCCGAAGCAACTGATTGGTTCCAATAGTTTAAAGGCTTGGGGTTATAGAGTTGGTGTTTTGAAGGGAGACTACAAGGAGTCAGATAAAGCTGACTTTTCCAAGTGGTCTAAGGAGATGGAGGATTATTGCGTACAGGACGTTGAGGTTACGGAACGTCTTTGGAAAATCATTAACAGCAAGAATTACTCTTTGTCAGCTTTAACGCTTGAGCATCAGTTTGCCGAGATTATGCAACGCCAACAGGAACACGGCTTTGTTTTTGACGTTGAGAAAGCCCAAAAGCTTTACGTGGACTTGTGCAAAAAGCGGTTGGACATCGAAAAAGAGCTTCAAAAGGTTTTCGAGCCAGAGAAGCAAGTGATGAAGTCAACCCTTTGGACTACTCCAGATGGGAAAGTTTGGGCTACCAAGAAAGAGGCTGTTTCTGCTGGATACAAGGCAAAGGACGTGAGCAAAGGACAAGCCAAGATCAAGGAAACTCCATTTAATCCTGGGAGCCGGGATCAGATTGCCGAAAGGTTTATTAAGAAGTATGGCTGGAAACCAATTGAGTTTACTCCAGACGGCAAGGCAAAAATTGACGAAGCTGTTTTGAATGAGCTTGCGTACCCAGAAGCAAAGCCTCTTTGTGAGTATTTAATGGTTCAGAAACGGATTGGTCAGTTGGCAGAAGGGAATGAAGCTTGGATTAAACTTGAAAAGAAAGGAAAAATTCATGGCCGAATTATCACAAACGGAGCGGTTACTGGGCGGTGTACGCACAAAAATCCCAATATGGCTCAAGTCCCTAGTGTTGGCAGTCCTTATGGCAAAGAGTGTAGGAGTCTTTTTACAGTTCCAAAGGGCTACAAGCTTGTTGGAGCAGACGCTTCTGGCATTGAGCTTCGTTGTCTTGCTCATTATATGGCTCGCTTTGACGATGGTGATTACGCTCGGCTCTTATTGACTGGTGATATTCATACCGAAAATCAAAAAGCGGCTGGCCTTCCCACTAGGGCAGATGCCAAAACCTTTATCTATGCCTTTTTATACGGAGCAGGGGACGAGAAAATTGGTAAAATCATAGGTAAAGGTGTTGAAGCTGGTAAACAGATTAAGTCTGCCTTTTTGAAAAAGACACCAGCCCTACAGCGGTTGAAAGAAGAGATTGATGGTGTTCTTTCAAACAGGGATTGGTTGATTGGGTTGGATGGTAGGCAGTTGATGATCCGTTCCAAACACGCCGCTTTAAACACGTTGCTTCAGTCTGCTGGGGCTTTGATTATGAAACAGGCAACAATTATGTTTTACAATGCTATGTCCCAAAGGGGATATGCTTGGGGTAGGGAGTATGCGATTGTAGCTCACATTCACGATGAAATTCAGATTCAAGTAAAAGAAGATTTGGCAGATCAAGTAGGTCAACTTGCTGTTTTAAGCATTAAGGAGGCTGGTCAGTTTTTCAAATTTAGATGCCCTTTGGATGGGGAATATCGAATTGGGAACAACTGGGCAGAAACCCATTGATGAGGAATGTAACTAATGAAGAACTCAACTACTTTGCTGGATATTTTGACGGAGAGGGGTGTATTTCGGCTCGCAATATTTATAACAAATATTTTACTATTGAAGTTCAAGTCACTAGCACGTATCCTATGGTCTGCCGTTCTTTATGTTTTGCGTTTGGTGGTGTTGTTATGTCTTCAAATCACGGAAACAGCAAGACACGTCATAAGTTCAAAAATCACAGGAAATTCTATAGGTGGAGGATTTTTGGGGCAAACGCCATCTTGGTTCTCCAAAGATTATTCCCACTTCTGCGTGAAAAAAAAGAGCAAGCAAGACTTGGGATACGTTTGTATAAGGAAAAAAACAGAATTAGAAAGTCCCAAATTGTTGCCCAAATTGCTGCTCTTAAAAGGGTGCAATATTAAAAAAGGAGTAAAAAAATGAAACCAACGTTACTAATAGACGGAGATGTAGTTGCCTATAAAACGGCATTTTTATCGGAACAGCCGTTCCATTGGGGAGACGATATGTGGACTCTTCATTGTGACCTTAAAGAAGCGTCTGGAAGAGCCATTACGTTTATTGAGGACTTAAAAACAGAACTCGATGCTGGAAGCGTTATTGTGGCGTTTTCTGACAAAGAAAACTACAGAAAGGGTATTTTCCCAACTTATAAGGCTCATCGAGCTTCATCGAGAAAGCCTGTTGTTCTTAATCAGTTGAAAGAACGTTTGGCAACTGCGTTTAGCACAGAAATATGGCCAAACATTGAAGCAGATGATGTTGTTGGGTTGTTGGCCACTACCGAATACAAGGATAAATGTATTGTTGTAAGCATAGATAAGGACTTTAAAACCTTCCCCGCTTCGCATTTTAATCCAGATAAACCAGAGCTAGGTGTTAAAAAAGTAGATCAGAAAGAGGCTGATTACTGGTTTATGTATCAAACCCTTGTTGGGGACACAACTGACGGCTACCCCGGTTGCCCAGGAATCGGTCCTAAACGTGCCGAAGGAGTTCTTGGTGAAATAGGACAAGGTAATTTGGGCTTTTATTGGGAGTGCGTAAAAGCCTGTTTTAAAAAGGCTGGGCTTGGTGAGGAAGAAGCTCTTACTCAAGCTAGACTTGCCAGAATTTTACAAAACAATGAATACGACAAAAAAACAAAAACACCGAAGCTCTGGAAGGCGTAAAAAAGTTTATATTTCTGGTCCCATGACTGGAAAAATAAACTTAAACTACGAATCTTTTCATCGCAAAGCTCACGAGCTTCGCAAAAAGGGCTATGATGTTGCCAACCCAGCAGAGCATTTTGATGGTAGGCAAGACTTGGAAAGGGCTGTGTATTTGCGTGAAGATTTGCGTCAGTTGGTGGAATGCGATTTTATTGTGTTTTTAAAAGGATGGAAAAGTAGCAAAGGGGCGGTACTTGAATACCTAGTATCGCTTGAATGCGGAATTGAGGTATTGGAGGATGAACATTGTGAACGATGTGATCGTGCGTGACTCTGGGCAAAGACAGGAGTTTGAAACAGGCTCTAGGAGGGACACTAGGGAGGGTAAGGGTCGGTATGATCTTTTACCAGCCCACGCTATCTTCTTGGTGGCGAGGCAGTTAGAAGAAGGTGCTAAAAAATATGGAGAACGTAACTGGGAAAAAGGACAGCCTTTATCTAGGTTTATGGACTCAGCACTTCGCCATTTGTTTAAGCATTTGGAAGGACAAAGGGATGAGCGTCACGATGTTGCGGCGGCTTGGAACATTCTTGCTATGATTGAAACATCACATAGAATAGAGGCTGGACAGCTACCAGATAGTTTAAATGACTTATAATAAAAAGCAGAAAACAGATGTTGACGGATTGGACGAATTTCCTAAAGTTTCGGAAGGGCTGTTAAAAGCCCTAAACAACAGCATCCCCGAAAGATGCCCCGAATTGGACTGGACTGATAGGATGGTCTGGTTTTATGCGGGACAACGCTCAGTAGTTCGTCTCTTAGAGAAGAAATACGAGCAACAAAACGAAAACATCCTAGTGAATAGTTAAGGAGATAAAATTATGTGTGGTGGCGGTTATTCAATGCCTCCTCCTCCTCCTCCTCCCCCGCCGCCTCCCCCGGCTCCACCGCCCCCCACGGAGACTG